CTACACTCGCACTTCTATCTATTCCGTAACAATCCTTAAAGTCAATTGTACCAGCAGTAGTTACATTTACTGTAATTGTTTGAACACATGGTGCAAATGTTGTAGATGTTGTACTTGTAGTTGATGTTGAAGTAGATGTAGTACTTGTCGTACTTGTAGTAGATGTAGTACTTGTTGTTGATGTAGTTGAAGTTGTAGTTGTTGGCGGTAAACAAGATGGACCATATTCTGTAATAATAAAGTCAGCTGTTCCACTAATAGTTGCAGTATCTATACAACCATCTGTTGAATAATCTAAAGTTTGAACACCTGTACCTACTGAAGTGCTTCTACTAATTCCATAACAATCTAAGAAATCAATAGTTCCACCAGTAGTTACATTTACAGTTATAGTTTGTACACAAGGTGCAAATGTTGTAGATGTAGTTGATGTTGAAGTAGAAGTCGTAGACGTAGTACTTGTTGTAGAAGTTGTCGTAGTTGGTGGTAAACAAGCAGGGCCGTATTCTGTAATAATAAAGTCAGCTGTTCCACTAATAGTTGCTGTATCAATACAACCATCGGTAGAGTAATCTATTGTTTGTGTTCCTGTTCCAACTGATGTGCTTCTATCTATACCATAACAATCTTTGAAATTGATTGCACCAGCTTCTGTTACATTTACTGTAATTGTTTGAACACATGGTGCAAACGTAGTTGATGTAGTTGATGTACTTGTTGAAGTTGTAGAAGTAGTAGAAGTTGTTGTGCTTGTTGTAGACGTTGTTGTACTTGTCGTAGACGTTGTTGTACTTGTCGTAGACGTTGTAGTCGTAGATGTTGTTGTACTAGGCCCAATATATTCAATTACTTCATTTAATAAACAACCTTCTGATAAGTTAACCAATTTAATACAAGTACTAGTATCGGGTAATGTTATAATTACAGTTGACCCAATTGAAGGTAAAGATACATTATCACCATCTATTGCAAGAGAATAACTTACACAGTTATCTGAATGATATACATCATAGAGTGGTCCAGAGTTATTACCCTTTGCTGTAAGTGTTATTATTCTGTTTATATTTGGCATCTTATCTTTAACAATTAATTATTCGGTTATTATGAAGGACATCCACTTCCTGATACATTACAAATTGCTCCAGCAGTTGCGGTTACGTCTGATGGATATGAAGTAGAGAAGGTTCCTGATACAAAACATCTTGTTACAGTAACTCCAGCATTAATAGGATAAAATGAAAGTGTACAATTTGCACAATCTTTACCACTATAATCTCTACTAACACCCGCACTATTTGAAATCGTATAACTTATACAATCTGTTAATGAAGAAGTACATGGAGTTCCTAAATTAGTTAGTGAAGAGGATGCGTATCCACTCACATTTACAATTTGGCCACTTTGAACACACAATGTAAGTGAAGAACTTGCTGGTAAGAATTGTTGTCTATACCCACTTGCACCACATGGTACATATGATACTTGTCCACCAAATGAAAGGCTTGAATTGACAACTTGATATGTTGTGCAACTTGGTGCTGCAGTTGTTGTACTAGTTGTTGATGTAGTACTTGTAGTAGAAGTAGTTGTTGTTGTTATACAACTTGCGTTTGGTGCACAACTTCCACTATAAGAACGAGTTGACCATATTGGAAATGCAGCAACCGGATAACAACCTTGTTGCATTACTCTTGGTGTTCCATCATAATAATCACCATCTACATATACATAACTACCCGAAGAATTTATATATGAATAGTTAAAAAATCCAGCACTACCACCAGATTGACTTCCTGTAAATGGATATAAACTACATGTAGAATATAACATAGGTGAACACATACTTGCAGTTTCTGGTACCATCCATGCATTTCCTTGAGCTTGCGGGCCTACTACACTTCCTCCTCCACCTAATGGAACATATACTGGGTTTCTACCAACAAATCTTCTTTGAACTTGACTACTTATAGTAAAACTAGCACTTTCATTAGTTATACAATCCGTATAATCAACTCTACCTCTTAATCCACTTCCACCAATTATTTGTATTCTAAAATCAGTACATGGTGCACATGTTGTAGTCGTTGTTGTTGGTGCACCTGTCGTTGTTGAAGTAGTTGATGTTGTACTTGTAGTACTAGTAGTTGGTGCTGCAGTTGTACTTGTCGTAGACGTTGTAGACGTAGTTGATGTTGTACTAGTAGTTGGTGCTGCAGTTGTTGAAGTTGTGCTTGTAGTACTTGTAGTTGAAGTTGTGCTTGTAGTTGAAGTTGTGCTTGTAGTACTTGTAGTTACTATAACGGATGAAGTAAATGCAAAGTTACATTGTAATGCAGGTTCTTGTTTAGAGAAAGTATCTGAAATAATAGGGCCTAACAATTGTATATCACACTCGCCTGTTTTAAGAGAATATTCATTAATTGCTCTTAAATGATAGTAATTACCTCTAAAGTTTACAATATCATTCAATTCCATTTTGAAATAATCAGCTAAAGGTATTATTCCTTTTGCATTTAATAATCTTGTATATGGATTGTATAATAAACTTACATATGTTTCATAATACTCAGTATATAAAGATGCAGTTGGTGCAGTTCCATATGCAGTATTCTCATTATTAAAAAGTAATGATTTACTACCAGTTGTAGGAAAACTTCCACTTACAACATTATAATTGTCAAAATAAGGAAACTTAGTTAATGGTATTGCAGACCCTGATTGGTTTTGAATATAATATGGTTGACAATCCAATGTATCGTTATAAAATAACAAACGTGGCAAAACAACAGCAGGAGAATACTCTGCTGAATTTATATATGCCGGTATGTACATTGGTATCTGTTGACTCATATTATTTTATTTTATCCACATGGGCCATTATCTGTTATTGTTGCATTTCCACTTGCCGTTCCTGTTTTTGCACAAACTGTTATCTGTGGGTTATTACTATCTAACCATTGTTCTTGATATCCACTATAACAATCTTCCCAACTTACATACTCACCAAATAAACTATTGGTAGATATAGTGTAACTATTACAATTACTTGCAGGTGGGTTAGCACCTCCAACACTACCTGAAATACCTGTTCCTGCTATCTTTAACAACGGAGATGATGCAAATGTTGTTTGCACTTCATATTTTCCTTGTGAAAAATAGTTTGTAGTATCAATATAATACGTTTTACCGAATTCTCTGCCCTCACCCTTACTAAATTGTTGTGAAACATAATCACCGTCTAATTTGTCACCAAAATTCAATTCATTAACAGCTAAGTTATTAGCAGGTATCACTTCTATATTCTCATCTAAATTAATATATTTGTTGAAATCTTTTCTTTCACCTCTAAAATACCAATTATTAAATGTTTCAACTATAAATCTATTTTGCGTAGTTCTATCGGGGTATATTACTAAATTAAACTTCTTTTGTATGCCTGTTAAGAAATCAATTAATTTAATGCCTGAAGTTCCTTTAGGCATGTTAAGTGGTATATCCATTACTTTACCTGCACCTGCTTGCATTATCTTAGTTATTTCTAAATAAGATTTTAATTCATTGTCAGGGTCAACTAATACACCAAAATTACTTGCATACAATCTATTATACTTTATTCCAAACTTATAATTACCAGCTGGTAAAACTTGTGTTAGAAATCCAGTTTGCAATGTAAACTTCTCTTCAGGTGTTGATGTTCCTGTTGATATCCAATAATTTCTTAGTTCTTCAAAGTATGTATTATAATTTTGTAATGAAGAAGAATATATTGTTGATGTAGTTTGATTTGTTGCAGTTAAGAAAAACTCAGGTGTTCCAGTTCCTGCAGCAAATGGGTCTAATTTTAGATTTAAGTTTAATGTTCCTTTTATAGAGCTAGTAGTTGCTAATGTATAAACTAAATTTGGTGATAATGAATTATATGGATTTTGTTCTATATTATACCACGTAAAATCAGTAACATCTCCAGGTATTAAAGTTCCCATACCACTGCCACTATTTACTGACATTTTGAATAGTCCGTATTTTTCTAAATTATACTCATTATATAAAGGATATCTTAATTGATTATTGCAAACCATATATACATCATTCAAAAACCCTTCATTCATAAAAGAAGATGTATAGGTATATCCAAACTGTTCAAAGCAAGCATCAAATACTTCTTTAACTCTTATCGCAGGTTTATAATCTTGTATTGCTAAACTACCACTTATATCATCAATTCCGTAAAAGTTATCTTGTGGAGTATATTGTATTCTTTGGCCATATTCTGCCATAGGATAAACAATTGCACCACTAAATAAATTACCACTCCAACTACCTGTTATATTTTCTAAAGATGAAGTATGATTGAATTGATTTAATACAGATAAATCAGTTAAGAAGTTAGTTTTTAAGTCTCTCGCAAATGAAGATAAACTTCCAAAGATTGTTACCTCATACGACTCAATAAATTTATTTGCCTTAACATTTACTTTGTTTAATTGTAAATAACCTTGTGATACATAAACAGAGTCAAAATCAAAATAAGCTGGAACCTTCTGGTTTGTTGCAAATAAAAATGGATTTACAATACTAATATCATATACATGTTCAAAGAATGCATTATTGGTCTTTGAACCAGGTAAAACTATTTGTCTTGTAAAATCTGCAGGCAATACACCAATATCAAATAGACCTGTTATGTTATCTGATACTAAGTAATCCTCATCTGCAAATAAATCTAATTCTGTTCCATTTGCAATAAGTCTAAAGGTAAATCCTTGTGTGCTTATTATTCCCATATTACATTATCAATTTATATGCCTGACCATAGTTAAATTCAAATTGATATTGAATTAATTTATCTACTACTCCCGTCTTAAATACCATATTAGATGTTGCAATAGTTATAGGCCTTAAATCACCTGTTGTTTCATTATAAATCCAATATATCTCATCACTAACTAAAAGTTGTTTGAATATGTCATTATAACTTTCGGGCACATAGAATGTATTTACAGATAACCCCTGTTTTGAGTCATCAATATAATTTAAGATACCACTATCGTAATTTTGATATGAAAGGGTTGAACTTTCCCAACTACCTAATTGCGGTTGATATGTTTTCCTTTCAGTAGTAAAAGATGTTGTACTTACCATATAGAAATTAAACCAATCAAATTGGCCATATCTATTTTTCCATTTAATTCTTACGTTAGGATACTTCTGTATGCAATCTACGTTGTATTTAATAGGAGTTCCCAATGGAGTTGTAGCATTATATGCTTGAACAGTATAATAAGTTAATCCTGTGGTTGTAATTGGAAATCCAGCTTGTGATGGGCCTATTGGATATTGTGCAATTTGACCAGTTGTTGCAGTTGTTGCAGTTAATGCAAAATCAGCTGTACCGGTATTACCTGTATAAACTATCTTAGTTGGAGCAGTTGCACCAACACTACCAACATACACACCAGCATTTCCTTTATTTTCAATCAATGCAGATTGTGTTGCAGGGCCATCGGTCATTAAAGGCCAATGTGGAGTTTTAACAGATATCTGTTGTCCTATTGGTTCTTGGAATATACCATAACCATCTAATGCTTTATATGTAGATGATTTAACATGGCTACCAGTTACATAAGTGCTACCTGAAAGATATTGCCAATAAAAGTCTGATGCAAAATAAACTACATTAGAAGTATTAGCTTGAGCGTAATCTGTTAATGTAGAGTTTATAATTCTATTTAAGTCAAAAATACCAACACCAACAGTATTTGGAAACTTAGTAATTGTGTAATTAGGAACAGACCCGGATGCAGTTGTTGCACCTTGCCAGTAAAATAATTCACCAATATATTGAAACGATGAAGAAGTATAAACAGGAGTATTCTCACTTAATGTAAATACAATAGGTGATTGTGCTAAAGATGCTGTTGCTGGGGTTTGTGTAATACTTAAAGCCATTACTTTATTCTTTTATTATCTAACCATTCAAAATAAAAAAATCAGTGATGGATTATGGTTTTCTAATTGATTGTCTTAATTCGGTTGCAACCGATACACCTAATGCTTTAGCATAATTTTTTATAGATTGTTTAACTTGGGAGTTATTGATGGCTTTATCACCATAATCAAAGCTTTGTGGATATTTCTTTTTTAGAGTTGCAGTTCTACCACTACCTGCTCCATAAGGACTGTTCCAATATTTACCATAAGTTGCACCTGGAGGCCCTACTGAATAAATAATATCAGCACTACCTTTAGGCCCATATTTAATCATTCTATCAGGTGTGTTATAAGAATTTAATGTATTTCTTAAATTACCTGAATTATATGGGGCCAATTTAGCTGCAATGTTTCTAATTGAAAGTGCAACTTGTTTAATTTCTTTAGGATGCTTTATAGTAGCCATTAACAATTAGGATTATTTGTATAGGACCCTGATGGATAAAGGTCAAACAAACATCTTGGTCGTGAATTGTGTGTAGTTAAATCAAATGTTGCAACGTGTCCTGCCAAACCATTGTTAAATCTATCCATAAAAGGTTCACAGACGATTTCTCCATCTATGTCAAAGGAAGATACCGAATACTGCGTAAATGACGTTAAATCGTTTATAATTGCAAGTGTGTTAGCTAGTATATCAATAGTGTCATCAGTTCCGTAAAATGGTATATCCTGCATATTTGTCACAGGATTACTTTCGTTATTCTTTAATTTAATTTTATCAGCTATTACCAATTGTACTTGGTGTATTGTTGTTGAGTCACTAATTCTACTTTGCAATATGTTTACATTACCAAATAAATACATAGGAAACTCTTTATCATCTATTGTTGTCAAATCACCAGTAGTTACTTTCGTAATAGAAGGATGATTATTCATAATAGTTTCAAAGTAATCCAATACATTGTAGTAAAGTGTATAGTTTACTCCCTGATTATATTGTAAGTAATTGCTCATAGTTTATTATAATTGTATACCACCAAAAAATTGATTTGTTTGGTCTGGGTATATTTGTGTTTGATTGCCTACTGACTCTAAGTATTGTGGTATCTCGTTTGAGTAAGATATCAAATAGTTTTGTAATCTTAAAGCATAATAGTCAGCATTTGCTTGTGATTGTTGTTTAAGATAATCTATTTCCAATTTAGAAGGTGCAGTTGCCTGTTCAGATGATTGTCTAACTGCTCCATTTGATTTGAATTGAATAGAACTAAATGGAATATATTCTACACATGTATACCAAATTAAAGTTGGTTTGATGTGGTCGTCTAATAAGTCTTGATAAGCTATTGGTAAACTACCAACTGTACCTGCAATGATTTGTGCCTGTAAGTAATCGTATAAAACTGTACCTATAAGGTTTTTGATATACTTTACTTGTGCAGTGTTCATAAATGGTAGTAATGCATCTGCATCTACTGCTCCACCTAATGGACTATTCTTTATGATATCATTTCTTGTTATAAAAAGTGCTGTTGCCATAATGGTTATTTATATATTTCGTATTCTTTACTTAATGATGTCGGCATTCTAAATGTTTCCTCATCTGCTTTGTTTGGCAATGGTTCCTCTACTGTTTGGTCTTGACTTTCTTCAGTAGTTGCTGGATTTTCCATTGCTTTATTAGTTTCATCGTCTACTTGTGCAACTGATTTGTCTTGTTCCTCAGCTTGTTGTGAAAGAATTACTAATGGAGTAGCCTGTTCAAAGTATAATTCCATATCACTATATCCACCTTCTCTCAATGCCATATCTAAACTATTTAAGATTAAGTTTTGGAATGGAGAGATAGTCATAGATTGCATGATACTAAATGCAGTCATCATTTCCTCTGACTGAGAACTAAATCCGTTGTTTTGAGTTCTAATACCGAATAACAGGGGAGAAGTAATTCTATGTGCAACTAATATTCTATCTTGTGCGTATTCTGCAACATATTGAAACTTCTCATGTAAGTTATCTATTTGGATAACATCAATTGTCGGTTTAGTTGTAGGGTCGTCATTGAACGACAACATAAACTTACCAGCGTTTTTAGTACCTGTAAATTTAGCATATAATAAATCTTCTATTGTTTGTCTTTCTTCTGGTGCCGGAACTCCACTATTCATATTCAGCATCACCATTGGTAAGAAACCATTTTCAATGTTGTTTAAGTGTAAGTTAGATAATTCACCTTCAACGATTGAGTATTGCATTGCAGATACCCAATCAGGCAAACTATAATAGTATAAATTTGGAGTATAATTCTTTACCCATAGTATTTCCATCTTTTCTCTAGATGTTCCAAATGCAGGTATCTTTTTCTTATCTCTTACCTTTCTTTGGTCATTCCAATCTACACAATAATAATAATTTTCTATCTTAGGATTATCATATAACTTTTCAGCTCGTAAAGTCTGAATTGGTGTATGAAACATCTTAATTATTTTAGTATGTTCATCATTCCAATAAACTTGATATGCTGCATTACCAAATAACTTTAAGTCAAATGATACTCTTTTAGTTTCTTCTTGCGGAATTATCTTTTGTAATATCTCATTAAATGCCTCATTCTTTGAGTATAAACCTTTACCATAAATTAAATCAGCAATACCTTCTACACATGCAGCATTAGTTGTTGATGCGTTGTATGCAATATTAACTGCATCAAAGAAGTCATCATGTCCATAAACACCGAATGGCACCCATGCATGACGAGATTTAGTATCCTCTGTAATATAAGGAAGTTGGTTATTGGTTACATTTACAATTGAAAGTTTCGTTTCTTTTTTCATATTAGTCTATAATTACATATTCGTTTGCAGAAGGATGTGAAATAAATCCATCATTCTGTGTATTGTATTCAGGTTTAGTTACACTTTGAGACATGTATGCTTGTATTGACCCATTCCAAAGTGTATTATTACCACTAGTTAATGTTGCTCTGTATTCTTCACCTACTATTGCACCACTTATAGATGCAGTAAATGATAACATACTTTCACATTTATTGTATGATATGTTTGATAAAGATGCAGTAGTATTTGTTAATCTTGTCATATCTTGTAATGACAATGTGAATGCACTACCTGTCGTTTGATTGGTTCTAAGTGTGTATCCATTGCTACCAGATATAAAATAAGTAAGCATTATCTTGTATTAGTTTGTTCTTATCTTTAACAATGCAAATTACAAATATACTCAATAAAAAAACCCTCTACTATGAGAGGGCTTTAATAATATATTGTGATATACTGATTAGTCATTAGTTCCGTAAACAACAGTTGGGGCTCCAGAGCCTGATAATGCTGCGAATGGATTTGAAATAGTAGAGCCAGAGATAAATGCTGCTGGTAATTTCTCCATACCTGTCATAGTAACAGAATAACCATAAAGGTCTCCCATTGCTGCTCCTGTTTGAATTGTACCTGCAGTTAAATCTGCACCTTCTACTTCACCAACTAATAAAGCATCTCCGTTTTGTGTATGAACAACGATTTGAGGTCTACCATAAGCCATAAGCTTTAATTGAGTAGTCATTTCGTTTGTCAATTTCTTCAAGTTAAGAACTAATTCTTGTGAGAAGAAAGTTGTACCATTTTCGCGAGATGTGTTAACTGTCTCAGTATAAGCACTTGTTCCTTTTAACTGGTAGTAGTAAACTATACTTCCTGAAGGGAATGCAGTAACTTCTCCAGTACCATTCTTAGTGAAAGAGCCTGTTGTATATTGTTGAAAAAAGTATACACCGCCTAAGCCACCTATACTATCTTTACATACTTCGTTTCTTCCAGCTGATAAATTACAAGCCATATCTGTTAAGTTTTAATTTGTTATTAAAAAGGGTGAGTGTTTCTACCCACCCTTTAATTAGTTTTTTTATTAGTAAGCACCATAGTAAACGATGTCTTGTCCGATACCGAACTGAACACCTGCTGTATATCTCATGATAATTCTAAAGTTTTGAGAACCGTCGATGTTAGCCATATCCAATACTTTTACTTCATTGTAGTCAGATAATAAACCTGTTCCGAAGAATAAGTTTGATTTTTGAGCTGCAACTACTTTGTTAGCAGACATACCAGGACACATTACGATATCAATACCATTGAAGTTGTAAGGTTTTTCTCCTACAGTCAATTGGTTGTTGTATCCGTTTGCACCTACTGCACCACCACCTAAAGCAGTTTGATAAGCTTTTGCAACACCTGTACCTACATACAATAATAAATCTTCTTTACCATAAACAGCATCAGGGATAGTGTTTACGATATTGTTTAATTTTTCTATTACATTCGCTGATGTGATACTACCAGAGATAATAACACTACCAGATTTTGCTGCTAATACTGCTGATGCACCACCTGCTGCAACTGATGCAGAAAATAATGTTTCAAATCCTGCGAATTGACCATTTACATTAGTACCTTGCCAAATAGATTGTTCAGTTGCCTCGGCAACCTTTCCGCCAGTATATGACACCAAGTAGTCGTTGAAATTAGCAGGGATAGTATCGAAAGCGCTGTACCCGAGCTGCATTGCTTCCCAGCTATCTACGAATTCTTGCTTACATAATGACAAGTTAACTTGTAATTCTTTTGGTTGTAAAATTCTTTCAGATAATGCAACACTACCAGATGTTACGAAATCACAAGATGCATCTTGTACGATACCAGATACTTCTAATTTTTGGATTACTTCTTTGAATTTCACGTTAGGGTGAATTTCAACATACTTGTTATCCAAAGTCTTTGCACTTAATAATGCAGCCGCAATGTACTGACCTGCAAATTCACCAGCATAAGTGCTAGTAATTGTAGGTTGTCCAGTTGTGAAATTTTGTTGTTTTTTCATTTTTTTAATTTAATGATTTTAATAATTTTATTTATAAAGTTTAGATAAGAATGAATCTTGTGAATTCATAGTTTTCTTACCATAATTTTTCTTGTTTAATTCTACTGAAGCCATTTTAGTTTCAACAGGTGCTCCGTCTAATTTAGGAAGTTCCATATCAATGTCATCTTCTTTTTTAACATCTGCTTCTTTGTCTACTACTTCTTCATCCATCTTAGGTTCAGCCATCTCCATCATTTTCTTTTCCATCTCTTCAATTCTGTATGCCAATTTAGCAACCATATCTTTTAATTCAATTTCAATAGATGGTTCGTCTTCGGTATCTGCAGGCATTCCGTCACCAGTTGATGGTAATGGGCCTACTTCTTCTGTTGTTTCTGCCATTTGGACATCTTCAACAGGCTTTGCTCCGTCTGCCGGTGCAATTGCTTCTACCTTTACCATCTCAGCATCAGCGTCAGCTAATTCTACATTCTCTCTTTCTACAATCTTACCATCCTTAGAGATTACTTTAAGCATGGTTTCATTACCTTCTGTATCTCTTAACATTAAGTCGTGAGTTCCGTCTGGTGCAGGAGATTTTGTACCATCTTCTGATACTACGAATAGGTCTTCACCTACATCGAATGTTGCAGACTCTACGATTGTTCCGTCTGCTAACTTTGCATAAGTTAATTCTACTTCGTCTTTTGATAAAAGTGTCATTATCTTATTTAATACTTGTTTCGCGTTCATGTTTGTTTATTTTAGTTTTAACAATACTATTTTTAGAAATAGTTATTTTTTTATTATGAATTATTGATTATAAACCATCCTACTGTATCAGTATCACCATTATGATTAGAGGTAATTGTGAAACTACCTGCACTCTTAGCACTTACTGCTACATATCCATTAGGATGGTTAAGAGTTTGTTTACTTACCATTATGATAGAGTTTGCAGTTACCAATGAGTTTGATACTGTTACTGTACCTGGGTTTGCACCATCTAATACTGCAGTTCCTGCTTGTTGATTACTACCTGTTGTAAATAATACTTCATTAGTAAATCTTGTTCTTGCATTGATTTGTAAAGTTTGATTTGCGGTTGTAGTATCCATCTTACCCCACATCAATGACCCACTTCTATCAGCATTTAGTGAACCATAGTTACCATTACCAATATAGAAGTTTCCACTACCTGTTTCATTATATCCTGCGTATGCACCAATTGCTATATTACTTGACCCACTTATATTTTGATTTAATGCTTGGCGACCAATACCAACATTATTATCACTTGTTGTTTGGTTTTTAAGTGCTTCAAATCCAATACCCACATTTGCATTACCATCTACTAATCCTGCCAATGTTGCATTACCAATTGCAACGTTAAGTGTACCTGTTGTATTTGAGTCCAATGTATATGAACCAATCGCCATATTTCTGTCACCAGATATATTTTGTTGTAATGCATTATCACCTAATGCTATGTTATCAGTTCCAGAAGTATTTAATTGTAATGCATTTGTTCCTATCGCAACATTACCACCACTTACTGCGTTTTGTAATACATTAACTCCTAAACCGGTATTATTACTTCCACTACCTCTTGTTACCGATAATCCATTAAGAGAAATTGAGGCACTTACTATTAAACTGCCTGTTATTCTTTGAGTACCATTGAATGATGAATTACCTATTACCGATAAACTACCTGTCATAGTAGTGCTACCACTTACATTAAGAGTTCCCTCTATGAATGTGTTAGACCCACTATCTATTAAGAAGCCTGTTTTTCTTGCTGTTGATGTTCCCGTTCCAACTACGAATATGTTTTCTCCAGTTAGTGCCCTAGTGCCATCTTGTGCATTATATCTACCAGTAAATAATGCTCCTGCAGGTTCAGGAAATACACTACTACCCGTTACAATAAGACCTCTACCTAATATACTATTTGAGTTAAACGCATTGTTAGTTCGTGATAAATCAATTTTCACTATGTTACTCGTTCCAAATATAATATTATCAGAATAAGAAGATGCTGTTCCTGCATTTTCTGCAATGATTGAATTTATTTGACCACCAACATTTAATCTATTCATCGCCAAACTACCTGTTCCTGGTACACCAGTAAAAGAATTATTAGTTATGGTAAAACCACTATCATTTATATTACAATTCGCCATTGAAATAGCTCCTGATGCTGCAGTTATTGTTGCAGTTCCATTTAAGTTATTATTATTAAAAATTAAGGTATTAGCTAATAATTCTTTATTTGCAATTATACTAAGATTTCCTGCAATTTGATTACCAGTCATAGTTAATGCTTGAAGCTTTTCTGCATGGTTTGTAGCTGATGAACCAATACTTACATTTCCTAAAATGCTATTACCATTGATATTATATGTACCGATTGTGGATACTGGCCCTCTAATTGTTATTGCACTTGTGTTACCACCAATGTAGTTATTATTCATTGTTGGACTAAATGTCATACTGCCACTTATTTGTGGGATTGAACTCGCTAGCAATATTATGTTACCACTACCACCAATGTATCTCTTAAATCCAGTAGTTGGTGCAGTTGGATTAGTGAATATGTTGTTACTACCTGATATAATTGTGTCTGCAGTATTATTATTGTTCTTAAATGCTAAATTGACTTGTCCGTTTGCTGATGCACTTATGTGTGCAAATGATGATGAAGTAAATGTATTTGCAACTAATATTAAACTACCTGAATAAGGATTTAATGTTGGGTTGATATATGTTGTTCCACCACTAACTGTTGTAAATGATAATACCTTACTACCATTAGTAGTTAATACTTGTCCATTAGTTCCATCGGTAGTAGGATATGTAAAACCTTGCATTTGTAAAGTAGAGCCTGTTATAGTAATACTATTTCCTGCATTAAATGTCATGCTACCACTATTCAATGCAAATTGCATAGTTGCAGAAGGGCCACTATTATTTGTAAACTTTATTGCTCTACTTCCACTACCATATATGAAAAAGTCTAATCCTCTTGTTAATGGATTATCAGTATCACCTGTGAATTGGAAATCTTCATTTTCACCACCTTGCATCCACATTTTGTTTGGAAATTGTATTCTTGGGCCACCACTACCTTCTAAGTTTATACCTTGTTGTCCTTGTAATGTTATACCATATCCAAACCCACTACCAGAAATTGTTATTGCATTATCTGCAAGTATCGTTTGTTGTCCTGTAAATGTGTTACTACCTGTTGTTGCGAATATAGATAAATTACCACCACTAATAGGTAGTCCATTTACTAAGTATTGTCCAGTTATATCTATATTACCTTGTACTGCTACACTACCTGTGAATTGAGACCCTGATACAGTATTAACAACTAAAAATCCACCATTAGTTGCTCCACCTGCATTAGTCTTTATTAAAAGATTAGTTCCATTGTCGTCTTGTATTGTTCCTGGGAATAAAGTTTGTGCGTATAATTGTGGAAATCTACTTATTTGTCCATTCATTATTTCTGCCCTTGCACCACTTCCACTATCATATACAAACATAGCACCGCTTATAATTTGGGTTCCTATGAATGTATTACTTCCAGTTATTGCGAAACTACCTGTATTGATACTTGTTCCAAATGAGCTAGTTGCTACTAATGTAGTTCTACCATTTGCATCACCAACATAAGTAAATCCTTGTGCTAAACTTGCAGTTAATGTATTTTGTATATCTACACTACCTGTAAATGCCCAACCACTATTATAGATTGCTCTTAAATTCTGGCCACCATCTGATAATGCAATTACACCATTTTCATTTCCTTTACCTTGGTACGGCCCTATAAAAGTATTATTACTACCACTAGTATTATATCCTGAAGTATGACCTATAAATGTATTACCACTTCCTCCACGTACTTCAGCTCCTGCAGCTTGTCCTATGATTGTATTGCTACTACCAGATGTAAGAAATACTCCTGCATTTTGTCCTATGATTGTATTACTTTCACCAGTTGTGTTTAACTGACCAGCTGAAACTCCTATTGCGATATTATTAGCACCTGTATTATTAGCTAATGAATTAAAACCGATTGCAATACTTGATGTACCTGCAGGATTACCAAAACCAAACTTAACACTACTTACTGTAATGTCTTGTGTTGTTGTAATACTACCAGTAATGATTTGACTACCATTGAATGAGTTACTTCCAGTTGTTGCGAAACTACCTGTATTGATTATTCCACCACTACCTGTGATTGCTAATATTCTTGCATCTAATGATGCAGAGAATGGAATAAAGTTTACACCTTGTATTGTTGTTGCACTACCTGTAATTCCAATAGTACCATTATAGTTGTAGAAATCTAATGAAGAAGTTCCAAATTGTTCAAAATACATAGCATTGTTAGAGAAGTTTCTAAATTGCATTCCTGTATTAGAGTCTGCAGATAATCTACTTCCACTATCACCACTAAATGTTCCATTGTTTGCAAATCTTAGTGCTTGATTATTATATATTCTTTGTTCACCTACGAATGTATTACTTCCAGTTGTTGCAAAACTACCTGTGTTAATTGTGCTACCAAATGATGATGTTGCAACTTGTGCATTTTGTCCTAATGAATTACCTACCCATGCATATCCATTTTGTAGTGATGCAGTAAATCCTGCACTTGCACTTAACGGAGTAAATGCAGTTATTCTACCATCGGTATAATTTGTAGTATTTTGGAAACCAAACATAGCTTTATATGCTAATGTATTATCTGCAATCCATATAGAAGGGCCGCTGAAATTAGTTACACCTAAGTAATCACCATTTATTGTAAGTCCTATTTCATTACCATCTAAAGTTCCATTATCTAGACCTCCTGGATATATTGCTGAAGATTGACCAGCTGCTCCAACACCATTATCTGAAACATTTATGACAGTAGATGATATATTTACAGTTCTTGTTCCTCTTAATATAGTTATTTTATCAGGAATAAGTTGCATTGACCCTGAGCGTGAACCACCCGCAGTTCCACTAAGCGGACCAGATATATTTATTTGTGGTTGAACTGTTGACCCAGATGCGAACATATTTGAAGAAGATACCCAAAGTTGTCCTTCTATGATTACATCTTTTTGTGTGGAACTAGATACATAAAGTGAGCCAGTTATTATTTGGTCACCTACAAAGTTATTGCTTCCAGTTGTTGCGAAACTTCCTGTGTTTATTGTACTACCACTAACATCAGGAATAACAACACCAAATGTTGATGCATCCCCTTTTGTAAATGTTAAAGTGTTTCCACTAAATGATGCAGTTATTAAACTACTTGCAGTTACTGATGAACTAACAAATCCTAATGAACTGATTTGTGCAGATGATGATATTGTCCCTGCAGGTATTGCACTTGCAGTTAAGTTAGCACCATAAACATTTGCAGATGTAGATATGTCGTTTGATGAAGTTAAAGCACTACCTGTTAAAACTAAAGGTGTGTTTACTATTCTTACCTTACCACCATTCAAAGAAGCAAAATCTAAATTGCCTCCACCTTGATTTATAATCTCTAAGTTATTAAATCCTGCAGTAGGGTCAGTCCAATATATTCCGTTAGTATATAACTTACTTGCTCTATCTATTATTTGATTGCCTGTAAATGTATTACTACCTGTTGTTGCAAATGTTCCGTTTAATGCAACTTGTGATTGTGTGAATTGATTTATATTCGTTATAGAAGTGCTTAAACTTGCAGTGGTTGTATTCAAATTACTTATTGATACATTTACACTAGCTGAATTAGTTTCTAAAGAATTAAGTCTTAAATCCGTAGATTGGGTATAAGCATTGAAAGATGCAGTAGTAACTAAACTACCTGTATCTACACTAACACTACCTGTCAAAACTGGAACTCCATTTACAGTCAGACTACCTTGTACCTTTACACTACCACTTAGGGTTTGTACATCTATTAACTCATCTCCAAATTGGTTTGAGCCTGATGAGTATATTACTGATGCTGTTTCTGTTTGCACATATAATACACTTGCAGAGATAACACCACTAACATTTAAGTTACCGGTAATGGTTTGATTTCCTGTGAAGTTATTACCACCTGCCAATTCTGCATATTCACTCATGCTTTGCGTTAACTGCATTGCATCAATCATATCAGTATTGAATTGTCTTAATAATTCAGGAGTGATATATCCGAAATTATTATTGGGAAAGTTTGTATTATTTTCTACTAATAAAGCTTGTTTACTTAAAGGCATATCTTTATATTATTTTAATTAAGAGGAGAACCAATGTTGAAACCATCACTAAATCCATCAGAGAAGGCACCACCAGCGTGTATTCTAGTTCCTTGGATTACACCAATACCTTGTTCCATTAGTGCACCATTACAACATGAAACATCGTAAGTATCTTTATCTAAACAAAGGCATGCTCGTCTACTATTTTTAGGTGATGATAATCCTCTTGTTGGCCCTATGTAGTATCCAGAATTGTTCTCTCTATTAACTGAATATCTTAATGCACCATTTCTACTATTACTCCAAGGCATATGTGATGTTTTATATCTTTAACATTACTTATTCCAAAAATGGTTGATTATTTAATACCCTTAAGACTTTCCTTATGCAATAGTGTTTCTAATTGGTTTTTATCAGCTTTGAATGCTAAAAATAATAGACACTTCTCTAATGGTTGTAAGACTACACTATCAAATCTTTCTATGTTGCCTTCTGCGAGTTCAAATATCGTTGCATAACTTGACCACTTTTTGCTAAAATTGTATGAATGTTGGGAGGAAGTTCCATTTCCGTCAAAGATTTCAGGGTATCTTTCATTAAGTCCATTTGCAAATTGATAAAAAAAAACAGACAACCAAAGTGGATATCCATAGTAATGTTTAACCATTTATCTTCTTCTATGTTGCCATCGTATTGTTTAATCTGATATAAATCTAACTTATCTTTCTTTACTACTGGTCTGTATAGTATTGACATTATCTTTGCCCAATTCTTATCTATTGTAAGTGTATCATATTTAGAAATGTCAGCATAAGCACCATATGTCATTTTAGATAAGTTAGGTTCAAATCCGTATTCAACATTATCAATAGTAACAAATCTTTGCAACTCCATTTGCTCTGGTGTCATAAACTTAGATAACTTTGATTTTAATACATTATAACTTTGTGCGGATAAATTAGGAATTACTTCATATGGTATACCAGCTAAGTGATGTAGCATTAAAGTAGTTGTTGCCTCTTCATCATCTTTGTATGCATCTATATCATGCATCATATCTAAATACTTACTTAGTGTAATGTCTTTCCATTCTGTTAATGCGTTTACTTCTATTGTCTTTTTCATATTATTGTGGGTTTGTTAAATAATTTATTGTCATTACTAATTTTTTTGTCTTTGCCTCTTCGTTGTTTAACTTAGCATTCATTACAATCATCTTTGCCTGTAAGTCCTCATTCTCTTTCTTTAAGTATTGTGTATACTCTAATAAGTCTTTCAGTTCTTGTTTAGTCCATACTTGTTCTTCCATACTATCTTATTGTTATTGCGTAATTACCTGCGTTTATCTTTTTAGCATTCATTTGTTCCATCACTGCATATCTCATTGCATCCAACAGGTGATTGTTTGCATCCACAGGAACATTGGTTACACCTCCGTTGCCATCATCTACCCACTCATACGAATAAAGTTCTTCTATAAGGTTTGTATTTGATTTAGGCACTACTATACGATACTTCTTAACTAAATCAATTCCCCATTGAATACTATCCTTGCCTTTCTTAACACCTCTAGCTAATGGGAAACCACCTTTCTTTATTTCGTCTATCAGTCTAGGCTCACTACTATCTACAATGATTATATCTCTGCTATCTACATTTTCTTTAAGTATGTCTATTATCTGTTGTGTAATTAATCCTCTCTGATATATGTGTTCGTTTACTATTATCTTATCTCCACTTTTCCAAATTGCAACTAATGCAGTCGGGTCACTTACATATCCAATGTCTAATCCAAAACAAACAAACTCAGCCGTGTCAAAATCAAACTCATCAACAACTTCAAAGTCATAGATTTGTTTTTCATTCACAGCAAATTGACCTAAACCATATGTTTGCCAGTATCTAGGATTAGTTTCTCTATACTTCTCAATGAAACGGACTTGTTCTTCAGGCAAATAAGGATTGTCTCTATATGTTGTAATGTATGTCTGCACATCATCTCTTACACTTAATTCTTTTATTATCCAATGCTTAGGTGAGAATGACGGGTTATAGCTCAATATGATTTGACCTGTTGTTCTAATTGCCAATTGCATAAACTGTTCTGAGTTTAATTCATTTGCTTCATCTATCCATAATATGTTTCTTCTAAGTCCTTTTAGTTTCTCTGCACTATCTGTTGAAAAGAATTCTATTACACTATCGTTATCAAATGTGTATGTGTGTTCCGTTGCCATCCATCTATTATCATCCCATAAATCCATTCCTCTCATTATATCTTTGAAATCTCTAATAGCTGATGTTCTTAATGCAGGAAAGGTTTTTCTTACTACTGATATCAAAAGAGTTTCAGATATTGCTTTAACGATTAGATATTGTATTAAAGCAAATGACTTACCACTTCTTGCAGACCCTTGATGTAGTTGTATCTTTGCCTTACTATCCCATGCGTTCTGAAATGTGATTGTTGTATCAACCTTCAATTCTGTCATCTGGTCTATTTATGTTTATTGATATCTGTTGTATCTTTGCATTGATATCCATACTTCCGTTTATATCTACACTTCTCATCTTAGGCATTGCATATTCCATTAGTCTCATTGCTAACTCCATTGCCTTCTCTGGGTTTTTCTTTTTTATCTCTAATAAGTCTGCTTGTATTGTAGATAGAGTATTGTTTACTGCACGAGCAATAGTTAACTTCATCTCTTCCGTAGAACGATTTAGTGCTCCTGGTTTTCTACCACCTAACTTATTTCCCTTCTCAAACTTTGCCATACGATTTGTGTCGTTATTTATACGATTTTAACAACAGTAAAATTATTTGTTAGTATATACCTCCCATGCAATAGTTAATCCAATGGTGAGGAGATATGCAAGTAGTAGAGGTATTATAGGATACTTACCAAAACTTTCTTTTATCCATTTCATATTCTATTCTTTGTTTAGCAATTTCATAATATTCTTTTTCTCTTTCTATTCCAACAAACCACATACCTTCTTGCATTGCTGCTTTGCCAGTTGAACCACTTCCCATAAACGGGTCTAAGACTATACCATCTTTCGGTGTCACTAAACGAATTAAGTATTTCATTAAGTCAGTTGGTTTAACTGTTGGGTGATTATTCTTTCTTTTGAATACTTGGTTATCAGTTATAGGGTTATCACAACTACATATTGTTTCAGGACTACCAATAAACTTTTTACCACAACTTGCACATCTTGCATTGAAATCTCTTGTTCCACCTTTTGTTGCTCTCAATGCTTTTGCATCAGTTTCTATTCCACTATCTCTATCCTTTGCATTTGCCTTAGGACAATAGAAAAATCTACTTGCTCCTCCTTCATCTCCGTATGTATTATCATCTCTATAATCACTTGCTGCTGGTGTGTATGTATTAGTATGTTCTGTTGGTTTATTATACTTACTACCTCTCTTAGATGATTTCTTATTTCCACTTTGTTTGTCTAATATTTGTCCGGCATGTTCATCCATTATTACATTTGCAGGCCATCTACCTCCTTCATGTGGCTCTGCTACAATATATTCTTTTCCTTTTGCACTTTCACCATCTTCATATGAATTAAATGTATCGTGATATGCATTGTATCTTCTTATGTCCATTTTATCACCATCTTGCATTTGTACTCTTGTCGCATCTATATTCAATCCACCTACTCCGTATTGTAATGTATTCTCTGCAACTGTTCCTTCTATTGGTTTCCTTGCCATTACTATTGGTTCATGTGCTGGTTTTAATGCAGTTCCCCAACCTTCTCCTACTGAATTACCTTTTGTTATAGTTTTTATTTCATATCCGTCATCGGTCATCTTTTGATTTTGTTTGCCATACACTGCTGCATTTTTAATAGCATTGTCCAATTTGTATGTTCCCTTTTCCTCTGCTACTACTTGCCTTTGATTGCCTTGCATCTTATCTATTGACTTACCTACATTGTGTGATTTAGGAAAGCCACTACCATATATCCACATAATCTGGTCTCTAATATCAAACCCTGCATCTTCAATCCTTACTGCCATTCTATGATATGTTCTACTACCTGCGAATGCTAATAAGTGTCCGCCTGGTTTTAATACTCTTAAACACTCTTGCCATATTTCTACACTTGGCACATCATAGTCCCACTTCTTTCCCATAAAGGATAAACCATATGGAGGGTCCGTGACTATACTGTCTATACTATTGTTGTCTAATTCTTTGAGTTTGTCTAAGCAATCTCCATTTAATAATCTTAATTCTTTCATAATTTGTTTTTTATCTTATTCTTTCTATGTGAAACCCATGCAGTAAATCTCCATCTTTATCATATATCATAAACATATGATAGTCTAGCTTATCATCGGATACTAATACAAACTCACAATGTTTTATAAATTGCCAGTCAAAGTATAGTTCCAAATACTTAGCCATTCTTTCGTTAGTATTCGTAGTAGTCATGTGTGTTTGGGTAATCTCTTTGAATGGTTTTTTTACTCTTTACTTGTTTAGCATCTGCAGTTTCCTTATCCCTTCTATCGTTTATCCATTTCATTAAGACTGCATCATTAAATATCTCCTCCAATCTTTCCTTAAAGTATGCCTGCCATTCCTCTCTTACTCTCATCTTATGTAGTTTTGCACGAAGTGGATAAAACCTACTATGGTAATCGTGATTAGGTCCTTGATATGGATATGGTTGTTTCTTTTCATATTGACTTCTTTTCTTTTGTTCTATTACCTTTTGCTTTATATTGACACATGCATTACATCTCCATCTAGGTTTAATTGTGTGAAACGATGCTCCACATTCTTTACATATGCGTGTCTCACCATTAGTGTGGTCAAACTTTGTATTCCATAATCCTCCCATAACTTATTATTGAAAAGGGTTGTTTATAACTTTTTCTAAATGTTTGCGCATCCGTTTGATTTGTATGAACACAGTGCTTTTACTTATTCCTATCTTATCTGCTAATTCTTGTAGTGTGTCATCTCCCATCCAATATAATTCATATAGTTTAGCTGATGTCCATAACTTTGTTCTTTGCAATCTTTTCAATTCTTGTAGGACTTCTTCATGTGACTTAACAATACTTTCGTCTAATTCATAATTATATTCTTCAAACGGGTCATCATGCGTTATCTCTCCTACATACTTTACTCTATTTAATTTCTTTACTTTGTTTATCCATCTATGTTTTAGGAATGCCATTGCATACATTCTATTGTATGAGTCATGCCAAAATAGTTTAGGATGACATTTTTTAATTAGATATTCCCACAAATCAGCAACTAAGTCTTCAGACTCTTCTCTGTTCTTTGTGATGTTGTATGAGACCTGGTGTAACCAGACAGAACTATCTTTATAAAAGTTTTCTAATCTTCTATTACACTCAGTCTGCATACTACTAGTTAACTCATTAGACATTGGTAGACTCTACCTGTTTTACAAAATTACGGATTGTCTCCGTTGCTCTTTTCCAATTTGCTGCTGCACTTCCACAACTACATGGTTGTGGCTCATTACTTTTTAATATCTTATTATGATTGCCCCATATCCAACCCATCTTATCATGTGGTATATGTGTAGTAATTGATTGAATAGTTTCTTTTAATTCTATATACTCTGCCTGTGTATAAGGTAAATACTTTTCCATTACTTCTTTAAGTTTTTCAATTTTGGTAATGTCAAATCCTTTTGTTCAGGTTGAGGTCTTGTAGGAATAGGTTTGTCTAATGCAAGGAATTGTTGGATATATTGAAATCCTGGATGCGATGGACTAAATTGAAACCCTACTACTGATAATATAGTCATAAGGTCATTTACTGATTGACATTTGCTGAAATCTACAAGATATAAACTATCTTTGTCAATTGTTGGTTGTATTGGTGTTCCGTCTAAGTTTGCTTTTTCTGTTATCATATATTTTGTTTTATAATTTAATTCCTTCTTTACAGCCTAACCAGCTGTTCATTTTAATTCTTCTGGCTTCACAACCACAATCTGTTTTGCGGTAGATATTCCAAGCAATCCATCCGGCCAGGTCTTTACCCCAGCCGAATGTAATCACTTCAATCAAACCAGCAACTATGTTTCCGATGCGTATTATACACATGATATTTCTTTTTAGTATTTGTAATTTGGATGATTGGGTGATGCAGCTCCATATAAAACTCCTGCTGCTTTTCCTTTCTGCATGTTTTCATATCCTGTAACCAACTCTAAGTTATCTAAACGATTATTCTTTTTGTCATGGTCTATATGATTTATTTGTAATCCTTTTGGTATCATACCATTAAAACATTCGTAAGTAAATCTATGATTAAGATACATAGATATTCTACCAGCTAACCTTAATGAGTAGTGATTATAACCTCTACCATGATTTACTTTTGCAAGTTCTTTTACTTTACCTGCCTTAAATGAATAAACATTACCTTCTTTGTCTGACCCGTAATCTGTAAATACTGGGTGTTTTTTTAATTCTAATTGTGTTGCCATTTCTTTTGTTGTTGTTTGTATACTAATATATATCGTTTTTATTTTCAAACGTAATAGTATTTTTTTTAATATGTTATTTACAATGTTTTCTAATAAGATTTGAAACTAATCCTGCCATCTTATAACCATGATGGTCACAATAAGCTTTTAGAGTTGTGTGCACATCTTTTGGTATCATTATCAAAGAATAGTTATCTTGATATTTGTTTTTCTTTGTTGGTTGTTTTGTTTGTTCTGTTGTCATTTTTGTTTGTTTTATTTATGAATAAATCTTATTGATTTAATTTAATTGTAATTGTTGTGTCTAATTCTTTTTGTTGTTCAACTGATAAATTTAATTTAGCAAAGAATTTATCCCATCCTATTTCTGTTATATCATCATATATCTCATTATATTCACTTAAAGGTATTTCATAGTTTAATAATTGCTGATATAGTTTATATGCTACTCCATAACTTAATCCTTGTTCTATATCTTTATCATTGTTTTTATCTATATCAATATCTTTATCCTTGTCTTTAGTCCTTATGTAATCATTATCTAATCCTTCAACAAGGGTTATATAAGGGTTATCTAACTCTTTATTAATGGTTGGTAAAACATTATCATTAGGTTGTATAATGTTATGTGATATCAGTAATTCTTTTGCAGATACTATTGCAGGAGTTTTAGAAGTAAAAAAGTTCTTATACTGAAACATAATAAACTTTGGTATAAACCATTTATCAGCTTTAATATAAATTCTTTCTTTTAGATACTCTATAATTTCAGTATCAGTTCTTTCAGTTCCAGTTTGAAACTTTAATAATTTTAGATTTACTTTATACACACCTGCATGGTCGCAAGTATCTAAAATATAAATCCACACCAATTTCATATCCATTGGTAAATCCGTAAACCAACTATCGTTCCATTTAGTTGTGTCAGTTAATCTTTTAGCCATACTTTTTTTGTTTTTGTTGTTGTTTGTTTATGTAATATAGGATATTTTTTTTAATATACCAAATATATTTTTTAATATCTTTTATAATAATATATATAAACTAAAAAAAGAAAACGCAAAGAATTTATAAACTTTTTTTTTATTGTATGTTAAATTGTATAAGGATTAAAAAATACTCTGCAGTCATAAGACGTAATTCGCACGAGTTCCTTATATTCTCAGACCGGAGTTTTCTTGCCATCTCTCCGGTCTTTTTTATGCACACAAAAAACCCCGATATTTCTATCAGGGTTAAAATGGTTATTCTTCGTATACTTTACCTACCTTGTCCTCTATATTGTTTTTTCTTTGGAGTATGTTTATTAAAAGATTTCTGCCCATTTAATTGTCCGGACTTTCTTGTCCCAAATGAAATCTTATTATTACTTCCAGCTGATTTAATCTTTGCCAATTGTATCTACTTTTAATGTGTCCACTTTTACTTCAGTTGAGTCTATTTTCATTTCACTTTTTGGTGCAGTTCCACATCCCCATATACAAAATGCAAGTAATGTTATTGCAATAAATATTGTAAATATCTTTTGTGTTTTAGTTAATTTTTTCATAATCCTTTGTATTTGTTGTTTGATAAATAACTCACTTCTAATTGTAGTGAGTGTATGTCTTTTGATAATTGTAAAACTAATTCTCTTAGTTCGTTAATTTGTCTTTGTTGTGCCTCTATTTTCAATTCCATATCATAAAGAGTTGAATTGAATTTGTCCTTTCGGAATAAGTGCATCATATTATTTTATTTTGGTTCTGAAATAGGAACACAGTTAGGGACTTCTCTACCATCCATATCTTTTGTTCCAATTGCTTCGTAACCCTCCCAACAAGCGTCTTCTAATCCTGCTGCTTGTAAGTTTATTCCTCTAAACTTTGTATTGTATGCTACAGCAGCCATTACTTTTTCAGCAGTGTTGGTTATCTTACCCATCTCTTGTCTATCCCATTTAGACTTACATATCGCGTAGGATTGGTCTTGTGGATAGTCCTGAGTTTCTTCACCCATACATCTACTTATAAATTGTTCTTCGTTTTCTGATTTACCTGGTTGTATTGGCATGTTAATTTACTTTATATGTTTTATTGTCAAATCTTACTTTATATACTGTATTGAAATCTATTGTTCTCCAATCTCCTTGCAATCCTTTTACTTGAATATTATACATATCCATTTCAGCTTTTGTATCACTACCACCTGCAATTCCATCTCCAATAGGCCCGTCAACCCAATACATATCATAGTATCTTCTTTTACCTGTTTCAGTTATCCAACCTACTCTTGCAGGATTGTTAATGCTAGTTTGGTTTTTTAATCTATATTCAAATTCAGAAAAACTGATTGTTTGAGATATAAACTCAACTAACTTTTTACTTACTGAATTACTTGTCATCTTTTTTCTTTTTAGCTACTTGACCTGGATAACTTGATACGATTGATGGTTGTACTTCAGTTTCAGTTAGTAATCCTAACTCTCTTAATTTATTTCTACTATATCCTAATCCTGCTTTACCTCCCCATAATAAGAATGAAATAGTTCCACAAGCATTCATATCACTTTCGTCATAGTATACTTCTGCTCTACTTAAATACGAATACATTCTTTTCAAAGTCTCTACTGAAATAGGTTCTCCTTTTGCAAGTTGTTGTGCTCTTACCTTTCCTACTTGAGTTGCACATTTATTACCATTCTTTTCGTTTAATTCAATTCCTCTCTTTGCATTATTAGATATTCCACTACCATAGTCCGAATAAGATTCCATTTCTATTCTTTGTCCTTTTCCGTATCTCTTATCTTTCTTAATGATTGCTTTTATTTGTCCTAAGAATATTTCTGCTTCTTCCTCTGTTAAATCATCTATTGCTTTCTCTAATGATAATTTCAAATCTGATTTACGATGTTCAAACAATCCTTCTATTGAATATCCGTTAAATGTTCCGTCTTTTACTTTTTTCCAAACATCATCATTCTCTACTTTGTATACTGCAAATAATGTTCCTTTTGGTAAAGTAAATCCGTATAAATTTGATTTATCTTTTGTTGGTTGTTCTACTAGCCACAATTCAGTTAAATAAACACCTGATACTTTCTTACCATGTTCTTCAGTTACCTCTGCACCAAATCCATTCTTCATAAACTTTCTAGCAACATTCTCAATTGTCTCTTCACTAAAATATACATAGTATCTTTCACCATCTTCACTCATTCTTAATATCTTCTTATTAGGAATTAACATAGGGCCAGCAACAAGTCTCTTTTCATCAGATACTTCTGCAAACTTTACTTCGTTTGAAAAGTATACAAAATCTCTTTCTATTGCTCCCGCAGCTACGAATGAGTTGGCAAATACACCATCTTCTTCGTCTTGTAATATAAGTTCAAATAATTCTTCCATATTATCTTTTAACATAAGTAATTTTTTTTTTCATTAGCTAAATGTAGCAGCTGAGTTTGTTCTTCTATCTAAAGCTTGTTGTGAACTCATTTTTTGTGAAACAACATATGCTTCAATTGGTTTTTGTGAAGCACCTATCGTTTGTGCAATTTGTTCAGTTGTATTTATTCCTTGTCCTGTTTGTATTTGTGGTGTTGGAATTGATGGTACACTACCCATACTTGGTGCAGGGCCTGCAGATGACATACCTTTTGCACCTGGTATCTTTGGTAATTGAGTTGATAAAATCTTTCTAACATTCATTAAACCTGCAACAATAACAGTTCCTGCTGCAATTGCACCAAATGGAGGTGGATATGCAGCTAATGCTTTGTTTGCACCGGCGTAAGTATCAATACCTGCCTGTGCAACTGCTAATGCTTTACCTGCAACTGTATTCTCTCCAACTAAAGATGCAACTGAACCTAATGCATTTGATATAATTGCTAACTTTGTTTCTTGTGTTGCTCTTTCTATCTGTATTCTACCAGCTTGTGTCTGTTTATCATACGCGTCTAATTCATCATTAGTTGCTTTATGTGCAACCAATGTTTTTCTATCTAACTCTCTTGCATTTTCAAATACTGCTAAATCATCTTCAAATGTTGCTATACCTTGTGCTCTTCTTAATGCGTATTCTGCTTCTATTAAATTAGCTTTACCTGCTCTATCTCTATCTGCTAATTCTAAATCCTTTGCAGCTTTCTCTTCATCTAATTGTTGTAATCTTTTTGCTAATTCAATTTCAAAATCAAGTAGCTCTTTATTTTTTTGTTCAGCTAATTCTTTTTGTTTTTGGTTGTTTGCAGTAGTAATTTCTATAAATCCAGCTTCTGCATTTTCTTTTTCACCTTGTAAAGTTTTCCACTCTGCACTATCTTTTTTATATAATGCTTGTTTTTTATTTAATAAGTCAATTTGTAAATCATATGACTTCTTTGCAAACTCTTGTTCTACAAATAGTTTTTGTTCTTCACTAAATGCAGATTGCATTGCAATTGCTTTTTCTTTACTTAACCGACCTTCTTTAAGTTTTTGTTCTGCATCTAATTGTTTAATCAATTCTTGCAAATACTTATCTCTATCGTCTTTTTGTTCTTTAAGATTTTTCTTTTGAGTTTTGGTCATCTTAGATGCACCCTTCTCAAATCTATCAGTTGCTGCTTCGTAGTTATCACTAAATGATGTTACTGATGATTTAGCATCTTCCCATGCACCTTTGAAATCTCCTTGGAATAATTTTACAACAGCTGAACCTAATTTACCTAATGATTGGAATACTGCAGTTACTGCTGAATAAACAACTTTGAATGCCTTTGTTACATACGGCATTACATTAATTGCTAATTCAATAAACCCATCAATAAGTGGTGATAATGCTTCTAAAATACCACCAAAGATTTGTTCCATTGCAATTAGTAATGGCTCAAACTTCTTCATACTACCTTCAGTCTGACTAAATGCAGCTACCAATCCACCTAATAAAGAAACAATTAAACCAATACCTGTTGCTTTTAACGCTGCACCAAATGATTGAGTTGAAACTTTTAATTTATTCAAAGCTGCACCTACCGAACCAATTGGCCCTCCAGCAGCCTCTAATGAGTCAATCCAATCTGCAGATGTCTTTTTAGCCGATTTAATTTTATCTTCTAAGTCATCAATTTGATTAAATATTTTTTTGAACTCATCTGACCCTACAGCCGTTTGTTTCAATTGCTTTTTTAATTCTTTCAAATCTGCAATTGACTCACCCAAGTTAGATTGGACTTCAATGTCTATTTCAACTTTTTCTGCCATATCATTCGTTTAATTAATTGTTTTAAGGATTTCCATGTTGTTGGAATTTCATATCTTCCCTTTGCAATATCAACTCTTTTTGATACTGCATAATAGTCCTTTTCAGACAATAGGTCAATTGTATTCTTAATCATATACCTCTAACAAATAATAAAACTAAAATAGTGGAGAGAAATACTTTTTATAGCATTCTACATCAATGACATTTTCCTGTGATTTAAGGAACTCATAGTATTTTTCATATACTTTATCTAACTCTAATTTATCTAACGGAATTAAGGGGTCTGTGCAATAATCACCACTACTCTTCTTATGGTTTTCAAAGTTATCTGGATTATTTATATCTCCTGATTGTTTATGTCCTGCAACTTCTGCAGGGTCTGACCAATTAAAGCAGTATGATGGAATATATTTTTGGTTATATTCATCTAATTGCCTTTCATCTCTCAATCTTGTATACCAACTTAAACCTTCATAACCGGTCATATCTTCTCTAAAGCCAATCTCTTTAATTCTATTCATCTTTACAATTACAGATGCTTCTAAAGTATTTTGACAAAACTCTACTCTATCTCCAGTTGCAAATAAACTTTTCTGTGGTTTCCATGCATCTTTACCATTTTCAGTAATACCTTCTACAGCTTGTTCAATATGATAAGGTAAATAAATATCGTCATCATCTGCTAACATAAAGTAATCACCAGTTGTATGAGTTACTGCATCTCTACATATCTCACCTCTGTTTTTATACTTCTCGCCAGTTAAATAGTTTATATCATTATTTACTACAATAATAGTTGGGTCATCAAAACCTAATTCGTATGGGTATTCCATATCTGTATTGAATATAATCAACTCTTTATTTGGATATGTTTGTGCATGATATTGTGCAACTATTCTTTTCACACAATAAAACCTTCTATATGAAGTGCATACAAATGAAACTTTCTTATCTACCATATTTTGCCTTTTTTGAATTTCTTTATAAAGTAATCATCACAATCTAATAAGTTGTGTTTTTCTAAATTTGCTGTAATAATCTCTCTGTGGTCATTTCTTCCTAATCCTTCATCTACTATAAAACTTCTTTCATCACCTTCAAATCTTTTTCTATTCCATTTTTCAGCAATTATATCAAGCTTTCTTTCTATAAAATCATATTCATCAATCCATCCTTTATATCCTTCTGTTGATAACATCTCAGTAAACTTATCATTTTGGAATGCGGTCACTCTTGTAGAGGATTGATTACTACTGCCTCTCTTAATTGTAGTGATATCATAATCTTCAACTAGGTTATTTAGGTTATTAACCCAATCCTGTTTTAGATGACATACTCCTGTAAGTTTTAATCCGTATTTGCTTCCCATCATTGTTCCCATCATAGCACTTAAAGACATTAATGTTGCTTCACCTCTTTGTTTTGCTAAACGAGGAGAAACGTGTATAATTTCGTAGTTCTTTATGTTTGGGAAGGTAGGTATCCATTTCTTAAATAAAGTCCAATCAGGGTTATAATTGTGGTCTTTAATTTGATTGTATGGGTCATCACCTATATGCATATGAACACCATCTTTAGTTTTTAAGTCAGGTGTAGAACAATCTGCAATAACTAAATTAAATGGTTGTTGTATAATTCTACTATTTACAGCTAATGCAAGTAAACATTGTTCAACTCTATTGCAAGATGTCATTATCAAACAATTCTCATCAACATATTTTGTCTGAGGATATTTTAGATTTGCACCTTCGTTAACTTCAAAGAAATGTTCTACTCCGTTATCCTCAATCCAAATATGTAGTTTCTTTTCAATACCTGGTTTAGTATCTGTTAAATAATGATTAGATGCATTCAAAGATAATTTATCCTCTCTTACAAATAATTTATATACTTTGTCTAAAACATCTACACCACCCCATTCTGCTTTAGTTATTTTCATTCTTAAACTTTATTAACATGCTACCTCTGAATGTTGGAATATATAATCCCCATTCAATTTTAGTTGTATTGTGTCTCATAAAATCGTTAGTAGAATTACGAACATCCATATGATAGTCGTAATCATCTAATATTACATAATTGCAATTACCCATTGCCAACTCTAAATCATGTATCTTACACTTATATGAGTGACAACCATCAATTGAAATTAAATCGTAAAAACGGGGTAATTGTGTTGCAATTTGAGAGTCTTGTGTAAGTAAATCCCATTTTGTATCACCATTATAGTATTTTTGGATATGTTTTTTAGTTTCCTCATTATTATTACCATAGGTTTCTAAATCTAATCCTAATGCACTTTCCATCTTTGGATTGCCTAATAAAGTTGGTAAAAAAGAGAATCCAAACCTAACACCTATTTCTAAGAATGATTTTGGTTTAATGGTTTTACTAATTGCATAATACCATTCAAAACAATTACCACTAAAAACGTAATCGTAACTATCGTATTTAGTAAAAAATTCAGATGGGATTATATCGTGAATTGAATCCGGTTTGTTCTTAAATAATTTTTCTATCATAACAGTTTTGTATTTTTAGCAGCTTCACATATTGCTAACCAATACTGATATGATGCTGTATTGTTTAATAGAGTAAGTGTTACATCATACGGATATTTTTCCATATAATCTGCTTTATAAAATAATTGTTGTTTGTTGTGAATTACACCTGCATTGTGAAATATATTTTTTCTATGAAACTCTTCTTCTTGTGATGTTGCCCAACTAAAATCAAAGTTTTCATGACAGATAGTTTGATTTCCTCTTAACCAACCGTTCCATAATACTGCCCACATATCTGCACACCATATTTGTAACTCGTGATAGTTTGGATTGGCTTCTTTCTTTATTACATTCATTTCTGTAATTTCTTTGAACAATCTTTCACAATCCTTTTCTACTTTATCCCAAAAACTAAAATCAATATTCTTCATTAGGTATTGTGCACCGATATTAGCTAATTCATTAAGTTCAACTTCACCTTTAGATATGCCAACAATCTCACACATTTTATCTAAGATATCTTGACCTTTAGATTTAATGTAAGTATGTCCTATATACCAACGAGTATCTGAACCATACCACTTTTTATCACCAATCATAATATTAGTAATCCATTCAGTAGGTGGCTTTGTAAAAAGAATATCACAATCATGATAAAAGATTGCATCATCTTTTAATTCAGGATACTTTTCCCAATGTTGCTTTAAGATGTTAGGACGAATTGAACTAATATAATGTTTAGTTTCTCTTGTATCATCGTAGAAAAAGAAACGTGCTGCATACCCATTAGCTAGTTTTATCCAACTTTCAGGTATTACACCATCTATTTTCCAACAAACGATATCAACCTGATTTAAGTTAATACCATGTTTTCTGAAGTTAGTTAGTAAAACTTCTACTTGCCATGCGTAATATTCATTTGCCGGTTGTGCACAAATAAATCGTAATTGTTTTTGTGGAGTATCTCCAATGTAAATTGATGCCATAAAAATTGCCTTTATTATTTAACACCACCAATTTACTTTTTCCAACTTCCGATTAACAAGGTGTGCAATCCGCTGATACATTACAAGCTGTTCCACATAAAGTATCTGTTAAAAGTCCAGAGTTAATTATAACTGAACTTCCTGCTTGTATACAATGTGTTCTACTTGCACCTGCTACTAAGTTCGGTGATTGTTCTGTACCATTACAATTTGTAATTGTGTAGTTACCAGTCGTTCCACCTTCATTAAGTATTGTCATACATTCACAATCAGGTGCTGCTGTTGTAGTACTTGTTGTTGATGTAGTACTTGTTGTACTTGTTGTTGATGTAGTACTAGTCGTTGTTGTAGTTGGTCCACAATATGTACAATCAGCTGCTACATTACAAGTATTTCCACATTGAACATCAGTTAATAAGCCTGAATTGATTTGTGGTGCAGTTCCACCTTTTAAGCAATGTATCCTACTTGCACCAGATGCTAAATTTAGATTTTGTTCTGTTCCGTTACAATTAACTATATCATAATTTCCTGTTGTACCACCTTCGTTATAAATTGCCCAACACTCACACGCTAATGTAGTCGTACTTGTAGTTGAAGTAGTACTTGTAGTTGAAGTAGTACTTGTTGTACTTGTCGTACTTGTAGTTGAGGTAGTACTTGTTGTTGAAGTAGTACTTGTAGTTGATGTTGTAGAAGTAGTAGTTGAAGTAGTTGCCGGTAAAGAACAATTAGGTCCGAAACTATCAATTGTAAACATTGCTGTTCCACTCAAAGTATTTCTTTGAACACAGAATAATGATGTTCCAATTACTTCTGGTCCTATTCCTACATTTTGTATTTGTGATACACCGTAACAATCTAAATAAGTTACATTACCTGCTTCTGTTACCTCAATATTTACATATTCAACACAATCTGCCGGTGCTTGTGTAGTTGATGTTGTAGAAGTAGTTGAAGTAGTACTTGTCGTACTTGTTGTACTCGTAGTTGTAGATGTACTTGTAGTTGATGTTGTAGACGTTGTTGATGTAGTACTTGTCGTAGAGGTTGTAGTTGTTGGAGGAACACAAGAAGGACCATATTCTGTTATTACAAAATCAGCTGTTCCACTAATAGTAGCTGTATCAATACATCCATCTGTTGAGTAATCCAAAGTTTGAACCCCAGTTCCTACACTCGCACTTCTATCTATTCCGTAACAATCCTTAAAGTCAATTGTACCAGCAGTAGTTACATTTACTGTAATTGTTTGAACACATGGTGCAAATGTTGTAGATGTTGTACTTGTAGTTGATGT